CCGTTTGTTGCCTCTGCGCCAACGCTTACAACCGCCTCTTGGCCGCGCCATTCCTTTAGTGCAGTCTGGTCTGGTTCACCAAATTTAACTTCGTAGTTTATGCCGTTAAAGTTGCTGGTACCGTCAGCGTTTTCGGCAGGCGTATCATCAAAATAAACACTTTGTGACCCGTTAACTAAGCCCTCAATTTCACCTTCACTGATAACGTCTATTACGCGGGCAACCTGCCTGCTTTTAAGCGTATTAGGTGCCTCGCGGGCTACGCGGCCACTGCCACCGCCTTTTTTTCTGCCTGTTATACCTGCCATTAGTACGCCCTATATCCCGTAGTACCCGTTAGGGTTCCATGAATTTACATCGCCAAGCGCGTAGGCGTATGGGTATTCATCTACCGATTCAATGCCTGCACTTACAACAACACTACCCACACGGTGCTGGCCATATACCACGGGGATAGTCTGCCCCTCACCAGTAACGTTAACGGGGCCGCTAAATAAAAAGCTTTGGTTTGTCTCTTTTGCTTCGTTGTCAAAGCTTGGGGTGGGGCTAAGCGCCATACTTATGCCTTGCAGGCCGGTCATAACCGCCGTTGTAAGCAAAAACTGGTTAGCTGTATGCCCGCCCACGGTAACCGTTGCTGAAAACGCTGTGTTAGCCGCAGCAGCCCCCTCGGCAGCAGTGCCTACTTCCGCAGCAGCAGCAGGCCCGCCAAACTGAAAAGCCAAGTAGGTTAGTGCAATGGCCGCAATAATTTTACCAATGCCATTACGCTTGCTGCCTTGTGGCACGGGTATAACGTGAAACGCACCCGCTGGGTAATTAAACCTAAGCATTTCTTCGCCTATTGGCTTGCCGTTCTTGCGCTTAAACCGCAGGTCATAGTCAAACTGCATAATGCTTTGCAATATTTCTGAGCCAAAATTAGCTTTTAGGGCGCTCATTACCTGCTGGAAATTAGACACATCAAACTCATGCACCTTGCCCCACTCGGCACCAAGGGCACCGTGTAAATATACTTTACGTAGCATCTTTGCCTCCCTTGCCTGTATACCGCACGCACAGTTCCACGTACTTAAGCCATGGGCCTACGGGTTCGCGGCGGCTTAAACGATTAGGAAGATGATGGAGCAAAAGATCATCCCCGATATAAACGCCCCCATGATTGAGGACTGGGCTTCTAACTTTTGCCAGTAGTACGTCACCTGCTTGCATGCTTTCGATAGGTACTTGTTTGAACCCAGCTTTTTTAAAACCTTTGCTATATAAGTCTTTGCCATCACTCCACCATTCATCATCTCTAGGGTATTCGGGTATGGTCACACCGCGTTCTACACGGTAGTAATCACGTATAAGGCTGTAACAGTCACTTGTGCCGTGCATAAACTGGCGGCCAATTAATTGGGGTATAGGTAGGCTGTCGCCCCAACTGGCTATATCAACCGCGCCATCCTCGGTTACGTAAACGATGTACCACGGCACTGCCGTTTCTACTTGGGACTGCATGTCAGCCGCACTAGGCCATCTAGGGCCGTTGGGGTGGCTGTGTACCACGGCGGTAGGGGTACCCCACTTAAGCCAGTAATCACCATCCATCTTAAAATCTGTATCGGGCTTTTTGTGGCTGTTGGGCACACGCTTATAGCGGCCACCAACAATTAAGCCGCAGCTTTCGTTTGGGTAATCATCCTCTGCATGCTTCATAGCAGCCGTGCGCTGCGCATTGGTTAGCATTAGTAGCGGCTCCTGTTTACAGCAGGGAAAAACCGCGCCGGTAACTCCGCGTCATTACCAAACCGTGCCCTGCATGCGCTTAGGGTTTTACCGCACTTATCGTTAATTGCTGTTGTGCTTTCGTTGTTTTGGTTAAAGCAATTGCTGCCGGTATAAGGGCATGTGGCATTGGTATAGGTAAACCCGCCACTGCCGCCAGCAACCCTATAACGGTGCGTGCATATATTGCGTAGCGCCATACGCTGTGGCAGCTTGGTACCAGATTGGTCTAGGCTACTTGCCAACTCCCACTCAACGTACACGTTGTTGTGTACTGCCTTGCGGTCAATGACAAATATATCCTTGGGGAACATGCCAACGCTGCTGGCTTCACTGCCCCCATCTAGGTATTCCGACAGCGTAACGATGCGGGTTACACGCGCACCCAGCAGGTCATCATTGGCCTCTAAGGCTGCATGCAGGTACCGGCTAATATTGCTTATGCGTAGCTTTGGCTTTGGCGCTGGGCCATTCCCGTTGCGCTCAAAACCTTCCGCAGCAATCGGCATATTTAAGTATTCGTTGTTGTCAAAGTACACGCTGCCAGTACCCGTATTACTAGGGCAAAACCGGTAAATGGTTGCACTGCCAAGCGGTGCCAAGTCAATTTCAAACAGCATGACAAGTTCGCCAACGTCAAGCTGCTGTATATCTTGCTCAAAACTCATAGATCAAAACTTTGCACAAACTGCACCGAAATGCTTGCATGTGCATTGCCCTCCTCAACACGGCTTAGCCCCTCACAAACCCACCTGCCTTGCGACCCATTCGGCGGTGTCCAGTAAAAACTTTCATGCCCACCACGGGCATCTATAAACGCCTCAATAGTGTTAGCATCGGTAGTGGTAAGCCCTTGGAATGATAGGTTCCACACTGTACGCGCGCTGTTAAGGCCGTCAGCCACCCTTTGCTGGTAGCCATCACCAAATTGGGTTTTGCGTACCTTGTATGAGCGTTTTTCATCACTGCCCGTAGACGGGGCAATGCTTGGAAATGTTTGTACAGTCATTTAAAACGCCCCCGCGCCCATGCCTTTAGGGTTAAGCATCCCGCCGTTGCTAACTGCTTGGCTAAGGCGCTCACCAATCTTTTTGTCGATAACGTTGGCAATGGTGGTTGCAAGCATCTGGTCGTTTTCACCGCTGCTGCCGCCCTCGTTATTAACGGATACATTTATGGTTGTGTTTACGCCGCCACCGCCACCGCCTTGCATAGTGACAGGGATAGTGCGGCCATCTGGCAGGGGCACATAAGCTTCTGGCCTGCTGCCCTCACCAAACATTGCAAGCTGTGGGCTGTTAGCTATACCACCACGGCTATATGCTTTTAGGGGCATAGAACCATTGCTAGTCATAATGCCGCCGTTAGCAAAACCTAGCGCAGCCTTAAGGGGCAACATTAGGTACTGCTGCACCATTAGCTTGGCAAGGTCAGCAATCATGCTGTCAATTAGCCCTTTAAAATCCAGCTTGCCGGTTTGTACAAAACTGGTAAGCGCATCTTCCATGCCCTTAAAGGCGTTTTCAGTAACATCGGCAAAGCTAATGGCGTTTAACTCTAAGTCACTAAAGTAACGCTCAGCACCTGCATCAAATGCTGTTTTTTGTATGCCTTTCTTAATGTTTTCACCTACGTTTTCACCTGTTGCGGCAGCAGCATCCTCGATGGCGTTAAACGTGCCCATCATTTTTGCGACTATCCCATCAGCCATTTCTGCGCCGCTACCCATGCCCATGCCCATGCCATCCATTAGGCTACCAACAGGGTCAAAAACCATTTTGTTGGTAAGTAAGTGGTTGGGGTCTTCTTCCCTGCCAAACTGAGAAAAGTCTTGCTCGTAGCTTTTGCCTGTAGCGGTGCGGTTTGCTTGTTCATCGGCAAACTCTTTAAGGCCATCAGCCATGCTTTGGAACATGCCGTCCTTGCCGCCGCCGAGTATCGTGGGCATGGTATCCGCTGCCTTTTGCACAAAGCCCGCCAGCTTGCCTGCAACCTTGCCCAGCAACGCCATAAACTCGTCCATTAAGCCCATAGCAGTGGTAACAGCAACCATTGCAAGCCTGCCCATTGGCCCCAAGAATATCGCCCCAAACAAGCCCATTTGACGAACGATAGGGGGCAGTGCTGCAAAGCCCTCCATAAATGCCTCAATAACGCTCATTATGGTTTTGCCAATAACAGCAACAATTGCAATTACAGGCTTAAATGTATCGAACAGGGCACCCGCAAACAGGATGGCTGCCCTAGCAAATTGCATTAGTCCATCGCCGGTACCCTTGGCACCTTCTGTTGCGCTGGCAAACGAGCTAATGATGGCTTCTTTAATAGCTGCCATGGCGCTAATAATGCCGCTTTTACCAAGGTTGTCTTTGAGCCGTAGCATTTCGTTATCGGCGCGCGTAAATGACGCTGCGGCTGTTTTACCGGCTTCCTCTGCGGCCTTGCCAAACTTATCCCGCAATACTCCTGCAAGCTTGGGCAGCATGTCGGTGGCCATGATCTTTCCGGTTTCCAACAGCTTGTTAAAGTCGCGCTCAGACATATCCATGGCTTGCGAAGCAAGCAAAACCGCTCCGGGCAATCTCTCACCCAACTGCTGACGCAATTCCTCTGAACTTACCTTGCCTTTGGATACCATTTGTTCGATAGCGCGCAGTGCACCCTCTGTATCTTGGTCGCTAAGGCGCAATGCCGATGCAGCTTCCGCTACACCAAGGAATATTTCGCGTTGTTCTTCTAGGGTAAGTGAACTAGCTGATGCTGCGGCCCTAAACTTTTGGTATGCCCCAGAAGTTGCCATAAAGCCAAGGCTTAAACGCTTGGTTTGGCGCTCAAGGAATTTCAGATCATCGTGGGCTGTTTTTGCGCTACCCGCACTGGCTTTCATAGCAATGCCAAGGCGTTCCATGGCCAGCGTAGCGTCTTTTATTTGATGCAATACGATTGCACCACCAAGCGCAGCAAATGCGCCCTGCAAGCTGAAAACGCGCTGCTGTAGCCCTTTAATGCCACGCTGCACCTTGTTCATGCCAGCTATTGCCTTGGTGGGGTCAACTGACAATATGATCTTGGCAATATTTAACATCAATTAGCCTTTCTTCTTGTTAGCCCACTTAAGCCAAACCCCATCAATGGCGTAAATAAGGTGAACGAAACGTTCTAAATCATCATCAACTAGGCCAAAAAGCCGCACGTATGCCTCTATCTCGCTAAGCGGTATTGGCCCAGCGGCCATGCCAATATTCCTACTGGCTGCCAGTGTTGAAAAAGCATCCCGTACCCAGTGCAGGGAATCGGGCAACACGGGCATACGCTCCACAAACGCGGGTAAGTCATCCCCTTGCTTGTGCTTACTTAATATCTGTGGAAGGTATTGGCCCCATTCGCACTGCCAATCCATCCACAGTGTTAGTTTTTTGCGTCTTCCTCTATCGCCTCATCGCGGTAAAGTTTTTGCTGCCCTGCTAAGTCTTCAACTAATGCACGGAAATCCTTAAGCGTAGGGTCAAGCAGTAGCTGCTTAGCTTTTGCGCGGCTGTACTTGACGGCCTTGCCCTCAAACTCTATGCCTTTCCAATCCAGCAAAATGCCAAAGCTGTACGCTTCTGCCAGCAAATCTTCAGCTTTGTCATCAGATAAGGTGCCCATCTGCACTTGCCGTTCAAATGGCTTAAGTAGTGCCGTTAATTTCTTGGCATACTTTCTATTGTTCATGCGGCCAATAAGCAGGCTTGCACCTTCACCAATTTCAACCCACACACCATCTTCCTGTGCCTTTGGGTTAGTACGCAGTTGTCCTAAATCCATAATGCCCCTCCTAATTTTCGGGTTATCGCGTTATCTTTAACGTGCAGTCGTTGGTTGCGTCATACTTGGCTGTAAACTCAACTTCAGCCATTACATCGCTGTTTGCGCCGCCAGCCGTAACATTGGCAGCCGTGTATTCAACCTTGGGGATAAGCACGTTGTAGCTGTTGGTGCCATCGCTTAATGTAAACTCGATGCTGCTATCAGTGCCGTTAACAAACTTGTCAAACACGCCTTGGTTCTGGAAGTAAACCGACATGCTGCCGCTAACATTAAACTGGCCAAAACCAATGCGGGTTGCCTCTAGGCTCCCAACGGATTGGTTGGCGCGCAGGTTGTTTTCCACAGTTAGGCTAAGGCTCATTACTTTGTCGCTGTAGGTGCTGCCGCCTTCCTTAAGCACAGTAACGTTGTCAACTGCGTTAAATATGCTGTTGCTGTTAGCTGCTGTAGCTGTGCCAGTGCTTGCGCTGCTGGTGCCAGTTGCAATGCCCTTACCAAGAAACGCAAAGCTACCTGTAACCATGTCGCCAGCACCTAAGTCCAAGGACATGCTAGATACACGTAAGCCCTTAAACGTGTGGTACTTGTTTAGCCCTTCAAAATACTTTTCGATGCTGTAGCTTTTTAGGGTGGTGCCATTTTTGAGTACATCGGTGGCCCAAGTACCCATCATTAGCCCTTCAAGTAGGGTGTCAAAGCTGCCGTAGCTAAGCTCAAATTGCACATCGCCACTGGTGCTGGCTTGTGTACGCACAACATCGCTCACATTGCGGTCACTGCGTATTTGGCTGCTGCTGGCTGTTTCAACGTTGTACACCAAGCTTTCGCCGGTATAACGTAGTTCTTCAAATGTGCCCGCTGCGGGTGTGGTGCCCCAAGTTGTTTCTGGCAAAACATACAGGGAGACGCGATTCGTATCAGTCATTTTTGGCTCCTAAGCTTCAAAAAATGGCATCCCTGTAATATGGAATGCGAATTGCTAATGTGTACTGGCCATCTGTTATGCCCAGAACGTCTATTGATGGCGTGCGGCAAACAATGTCACCGCTATTACCATGTGAAAAAGTTTGGCTTCTAAAAAACCCAGCAATGGTGTCTGCATAGGTGCGCGCGGTTGCACTGCCTTGGTGGGCTGGAACGTTTACCCTTACTTGGATAATGCCCACGTAACGATGGCGGGGGTTGCTGTTGATGTCTTGCTGTAGCCCTTCGCCAGCTATAATGTCTAAAGCGACATATAGGCCGTCTTCGGGCGCAGTAAACGGGACGTTTTCAAAAGCAATGGGCGTGGTTGTCCACCGGTCATCCAGCCGCTTTTCGATTGCTATACGCTCGTCAGAAAAACTCATACATTGCCCCATACCAATAGTGCCATCGGCGCTATTACCATCAGTACATATAATATATCGCCTAAAACAAGCCGTCACCAACAATTTATGGTGTTAAGCGGGTTTTTTGTGCTGGGATTGGTAGGGGGTGGCCTTAATTAGCCAAGGGTTTTACTTTAAACCCAATGCTTTTAACTCGGCCATGACTTCTGCTAGCGCAATGGCTGCCATGCCTTGTGGGGCTTGGCCGCTGTGGCCATATTCTAGGGGTACGATGTAGTCTAGGTTGTTGCTTATATAAATTACTTTTTTGCCAGATAGTGCGCCAACGGGTGTTGCTGGCGGTGCGCCATAGTTACCTTCTGGCTTTACGCTAGAGTCAATGCTTTCTTCGCTCATATTCCAGCTTGCGCGGGCACGCCCCGTATCTACTGGTGTGCGCTGCACCACCTTTTGCTCAATCTTGGCAGCAGTTAACCGCACCACCTGCTCAACATCGGCCTCTATGGCTTTGGCTGCTTTTTCTAGGTCGTTGCGGAACTCTGCGGCATTGGTTTTAAACTCCAGCCCAAGCGGTTGATTGCCGCCTTTGCTGCCCTTGCCGACCATGCCAGCAGCGCGGAGTAGTGCAAGGGGTAACGCCATTAGTTGCCCAACCTGTTGGTTATAATGGTGTACGTGGCCGCCTGTTCACCGCTATAGCTTGCCTTTACTTCTACGGCGCGATACCGCTTTTTACCAAGCAGCAGGGTCATACCCTCTGTTGGCTCAAAACCTAAGCTGGCAGCAGCAATGGTAAACCGCTTTTCCTGTATGCTTTCGCCCGTGGTTGGGTGCCTACGGCTACTGCTTTTAACTAAGGCTCGGACATCACTTCTACCGGTGCTGTTAGAAACCTCACCGGTGGTAACGTCATAACTGCCGCCTTTTAGTTGCTCAAACGTAACTAGAGCGCCGAACTGGCTAATTAAGTTGGCCGCAACGGGCCTAATGGATTTATCTAATGCTGTTGGCATGCTGGCCTCATATATAGTGCTATTGGCACTACATATATTAGTCCCAAACTAGCCAACGGTCATCAACAATTTGTTAGATCGTCAAATGCTACAAGGGTAAGGGTTAATAGGGTAAAACAAATGATAAAAAACACTGCTGCCTCTGGGTGCGTAAATGAGGCGGCATTATAGGGGCGATCAGCTATGATCGGAAATCACTTATCTGCATTGCATGTATATCAGTAACGGTATGCGGATAGGCGTTAGGCGGCTACAAGTGCATAGTTTACTATGCCAAAGCTGTCAGGGGTTCCCCTTTCGTCAATCACAGCTTGGGGCGTATCGTGGGTTTCGGCTTGCGTGCTGTTTACCGTGCCCATTAGCGTCCCACTTGCTGTGCTGATAAACGCGCGCAAGTCAGACTGCAAATCAGGTATAGAAAACACCCAACCACTTATACCCAAGCTTTCCCAGTAAGTATTACGCGCTTGCACTGACTGCTCATTACCATATGCCCAAGCCTTAGATGCGGTAATGTCCAAACCAAATAGGCTTAGGCTTACTTCCATAACGCCATCGTTTAGCGTAGCTGCATACAAGCCTAAAAGCCTATCATCCTCGCATACAGAAAAAACAAATGAGCCAGCTAAATCAGAATCAATAAACAGGTCATACTGGCTGCGTATAAACGCTTTTTTCTGCTCGGGCGTAGTGTGGTCTGGCCACCAATGCCAAGGCCAGCCGTTTTCTACGCCTGCTAATGAATCAGCATATATACGATCAAATTCAGTATCGTCTATTGCAGTTACAGTGGAAAAAGTAATCATAACCCTAACCCTATGCGGCAGCCCAATCAGCCCAAGGTGTAATAGCTATATCGGCGGGCTTGATGTTTGTTAGTTTTGCCCCCTCACGTAAACTAATTACGTTGGGCGGTGAAATTTCAGTGTTCAGCAACACCCTTGCATCATCCATGGCTTCTTTAGGCATGCATATGGTGGCAAACTGCATGCTAAGGTTTTGCGCTAAGCAGCCGCTGCCTGCGGCAAACATAAAGGCAAACATGCCCATCTCTGCCATTAAACATGGTAAGTAATTAAGCAGGTCTACGTTGCCCGCCTGCACGTTTATGTCCATTACATTACCGCGCTGGATCGCCTGCACGGCTATAACATGGCTATGCTTTACGGTTATGGGGCAGCTAAGCCCATCGGGGTTACCGGCAAGCTGTGTGCGCAAGGCGGCAATGGCCCTTTTGTTTGCTTTCATAAACATTATGGCGCGCTCTGCCATTTCCTCTACATCAACTGGGTGGCAAGTAAGGGACGGAAAGCTTTTCCCTAAATCAAACCCTACCTGCACCCCCAACCCAGCAATAGAGTTACCATCATCGTGGCTTCTATCAACATGGTTTTCTAACAGGCTATTTATCATAGCTAAGTAGTTTAGTTCGTTATGCAACGATTCATGTACCTGTTCCATTCCCGTCCTCCTATGGTCGCAATGTTATTCATAAAAAGTTTGCAGGCCAGTTCTTAAGAGCGCGCCTACTGTTTTGGCTTTTGAGCCTAACCGCCAAACCCTATCTTTCATGGTTGGCTGTAAATCATCTATAAACGGCAATGCCAGTTCTAAAGGGTAGCCGTACATTTCGTTTGGCGTGGCATACCCGCGTAAATAATGCTGGGTGTAATTTAGTATTCCAGCGCCATGGCCTAGCATGCCGTATTGCAATGCTCCCCATGCGCTAACGGCCTCCAGTGCCGCGTCTGCTTTGTGGTTCATATAGCGCGGCATAACAAGTTTTTTCTTGTCCCGCATCGCACCCCTATCAACCAATGGTGTTTCTGGCCACCTTTCTGGGTTTATAAAAAACACCGATGTATCCATTACCCCCTTGTGTGCCTCCAGCCCCATTAAGCCGTAAATATGGCTTTGCCTTGGGTGGTCTATAAAAACGTGCGCACGGCTAATAGTAATACTGTAACTTGATAACCGTGCCATTGGCGGCATATATATAATCCCAGATTGCAGTATTACACCACTTTGTACGCATAGAGTCACCTTATTTGTGCATTGTAAAGCTGTACGTATCCTAGACCCTTCGCCATCACAGGAAACCACTGCTACCTTTGACTTTGGTGCATACGCCTTAATACTGGCCAATGTCATGGCCGCTAGGTCGTTTTCTTCAAGGATTAGTATGTTTGGGTGCGACATGCGGTACCTTGCTGAAATAGGCGAAAAAACGGCTTATACGGTCTTGGGCTGAGTAGCTAGTTTCTATGGTTGGGATAAGTCCTGTGTTGGGGCTGCTAAGTATGGCCACCAGCCTTTTCGTACTTGGTTGACCACCTTGCCAAACAGTATTGTAGATCGCGCTATAGGTGAATTGGGTGTGCTGGGGGCCAAACCGGTAAACAGTTTTACCTTTGGCTAATGCTACTAAACCCATCTCGCTGTTGTCTGTGCAACCCACAATACTGGCTTGGTTAAGTAGTTCGTGACCGGATAACTTTTTGTCTAAAATATTGTCGGTGCCAAAACGGTTTTTAAGTGATGCAAGCAAAGGCGGTGCGGTAAGCGGGTGGCACTTAAGCTTTGCGCCTTGGTCAACAGCATTCCTTACTTTGCCCCAATCAGTAGCTTTTTCAATTATGTTGGTGCCAGCTAAGAAAATAACGAATGGGGCTTTTACGTGGCTTTTGCGGAGCATGTATTTATCCCCCGCTAGGTTAGCAATACTTTCAAATATGCGCTGCCCATCAGCCGTGGCTGGCCCATCAGCAGCCTCAGCCATAACCTTATGGCTCCAATGTGCACCGGCTGCACGCAAATACAGGAATTGCGTCATTATGTCCGTGTAAACGTACCCATGCACCCTATCCGTACAGCCCAAGTCGTACCAAACATCATATTCAACGCGGGTACCGTTTGGGCCATTTGCGGGCAACACTTGGCGCACATCGTCCAGTGATTTGTTTGCACTGCTTCGTATTACGTTACCGCTTTTAAAAAAGTGTGTGGCAGCGTTGCCTAGTTCTTCATTAATTGCTGATTTCTTGAATCCCATTTTTTAACCCCTCAATTTCGGCTTCCAAGGCCGCTATCCTTTCCTCGGTTTCACGGAAATGATCTAGCACAATATCCAAGGTGCTTTCCAACCGGTGCTGCATGTCTTCAACTTCGCTCATTATTCTTCTACCCATTGTGAGCCGTCCCAATAACGGCTTGATGCTGCACTGCCACTGCTTACTTCTGTGGTCTGCCCTGTACCAGTTGCGCGCTCATAGACAACAGTATCGGTGTTAATCGTTGTTAGCGTGCTGCGGCCTGTGTCAACGGCAGTAAGCCTGCTTGTCTGCGTGCCTGTAGACGTTTGGCGTATGGTTGTGCTGTTTGTGTTAAAGGCCGTTGTAGTGGCGTTGCTTGTACCAAATGTTGTATCAAACGTTGTGGTAGTGCTTCGGCTTGTGGTGCTATCTGTTGCAAACGATGTGGCTGTTGCGTGGCTCGTACCACGGCTCGTCTGGTAGTCAGTATCAAACGTTGTGGTAGTGCCGTTATCAGTAGTACGGCTAGTTTGGTACGTGGTGCTAAATGTGGTGCCGTATGCTGTGTTTGTAGCGTTGCTTGTCTGGTACGTGGTATCAAACGAAGTTGTTGTATCGTTGCTGGTGCCGCGACTGGTGGCATAGGTCGTGGCAAACGCCGTTGTTGTACTTTTATCGGTACTGCGGCTCGTCACATACGTTGTACTGAATGCTGTGGTAGTAGCATTGCTAGTGCCACGGCTTGTTTGGTACGTAGTTGTAAACGTGGTGGTTGTATCCTTACTGGTGCCACGGCTCGTATTGTACGAAGTAGTAAACGTGGTCGTGGTGGACTTGCTGGTGCTCCTGCTCGTCTGGTACGTAGTGTTAAACGTAGTTGTCGTTGTACGGCTTGTGGTGCTTGCCGTGCCAAAAGTAGTCGTAAACGTTGTCGTAGTGCTATGGCTAGTCACGTAGTTTGTATTAAACGTAGTGGTAGTCGAGCGGCTAGTAGTGCTGTCCGTATTAAAGCTTGTTGTATAGCTAGTAGTGGTAGCCTTACTGGTTTGGTAAGTGGTGTTAAACGCAGTTGTGGTGCTGCGGCTTGTACCGCTTAGCGTGTTATAGCTTGTAGTAGTAGCGCGACTGGTGCCACGGCTTGTAGTCGTATCAAAAGCGGTGGTAGTGCTTTTGCTGGTGCCAAAAGTTGTGGCTGTGTCAAACGAGGTTGTAGTCGCACGGCTAGTACCGCTTAAAGTGTTATAGCTAGTGGTGGTTGCCCTAGTCGTTCCGCGTGACGTATTGGTGTTAAACGCCGTGGTAGTTGCCCTGCTTGTACCGCGCGATGTGTTGGTATTGAAGGACGTAGTGGTTGACTTGCTTGTACCGCGTGAAGTCCCAAACGTAGTGGTATACGAGGTAGTGGTGGCCCTGCTTGTGCCTGTCGCTCGGCTGGTGTTGTAGCTTGTGGTGGTGCTATGGCTAGTCCCAAACGTAGTGGTGGTGTTATAGCTTGTAGTAGTGCTTTTACTAGTACCGCTCGATGTATTAAAGCTGGTCGTATAGCTTGTAGTAGTCGACTTGCTTGTGCCGTGACTAGTCGCATACGTGGTTGTATAGCTTGTCGTAGTGCTTTTACTGGTACCGCGTGATGTCCCGTATACAGTTGTATAACCCGTAACTTTTGAAGTGCTGCGGCTGGTGTTGTAACTAGTCGTGTAAGACGTAGTTTTAGCTGTACTACGGCTGGTGCTTTGGGTCGATGAAGACGTTGTTGTTTTAGAAATTTGGTAATAAAAAACCGCACCGATGTAGGGGTTGTAAGCCGAATAATAAAGGGCTCCCCTAGTATAAGTTGCACCGCCCACAGTGAGCGTGTTTCCAGTGGTGGTACCAACGTTGACCCCCGCCCAAAAAAACAGGTTGAACACGATGTAATAAGTGCCCGTTGTTTGGCGTGGGCCATCAGTGCTGCTGCTGGTTACTGTCGTGTTAAAGGTCGTAGTTTTGTTAGTGCTTTTGCTTGTGGTACGGCTAGTTCCATACGTGGTCGTGTAGCTAGTATTTTTGGTTGTGCTACGGCTAGTATTGTAAGAAGTCGTATAGCTAGTGGTAGTAGATTTACTAGTGCCACGGCTAGTGTTGTACGTAGTGGTATAGCTGGTGGTTGTACTTTTGCTTGTGCCACGGCTAGTACCAAACGTAGTTGTATAGGACGTTGTGGTGCTCTTACTGGTGCCTGTTGCACGGCTGGTGTTATAGCTTGTAGTGGTTGCCCTGCTAGTGCCAAAGGTAGTCGTGGTGTTAAAGCTGGTGGTGGTACTTTTACTTGTCCCACTGCTTGTATTATACGAGGTAGTGTAGCTAGTAGTTGTACTCTTGCTAGTGCCAGTTGCAAACGTAGTGGTGTAGCTAGTAGTTGTGCTTTTGCTAGTACCGGTTGCAAACGTAGTAGTAAAGCTTGTAGTTGTACTATTACTAGTACCGTAATTTGTATTAAAAGCAGTGGTCGTAGAACGGCTAGTGCCGGTATCCCTTGCCGTATTATAGGCCGTGGTGGTGCTCCGGCTAGTGCCAGTTGCAAATGCTGTGGTAAATGCAGTGGTTGTGCTTTTGCTAGTACCATAATTGGTACTAAACGCTGTCGTTGTGGCACGGCTAGTACCGGACAGCGTGCCAAATGTCGTGGTTGTACTTTTGCTTGTACCTCGGCTCGTAACATATGCAGTTGCAAACGCTGTTGTTGTAGCCCGTGATGTTGACGATAGCGTGGCGTAGCTAGTAGTAGTACCTTGGTTTGTGCTGCGACTAGTTTGGTACGTAGTTGCGTACGTCGTGGTAGTGCCACGGTTAGTGCTACTCGCCGTACCATATGTTGTGGTAAACGTTGTGGTAGTAGCATTGCTGGTAGAATTGCTTGTGCCAAACGTTGTAGTAAACGATGTTTCAGTTGTATTACTAGTGGTGCTGGCTGTACCAAACGTAGTTGTATAACTAGTCGTTGTGCTTTGGCTAGTGGTGCTAAGCGTGCCATAACTAGTGGTAAACGTTGTTGTTGTAGCCCTACTAGTGGTGCTGGCCGTACCAAAGTTAGTGGTATAACTAGTAGTTGTAGTTCTGCTTGTACCGCTAAGCGTGCCATAGGTTGTAGTAGTGCTATGGCTTGTTGTACGGCTTGTGTTACTAGCAGTACCAAACGTAGTGGTATACGTAGTGGTTGTCTCATGGCTAGTGCTAGATGCGGTTGCAAAGCTTGTTGTATAGGCTGTAGTAGTGCTGCGCGATGTTTGGTAATCCGTTAGGTAAGACGTACCGGTAGCGTTGCTGGTTGATCGACTTGTATCGTACGATGTTGTAGTGCTGCGCGTAGTGCCATACAACGTTGCAAAGGATGTCGTTGTATTAAACGTGGTGTCAAACGTAGTGGTTTTATCGGTAGCAAAGGTAGTCGTATAGCTAGTTGTTACCTGCGTGGTGCGGCTTGTTGTATAGATAGCGTTCCAAGCTGTTGTCAGCACGCCGCTGTTGTTAACCAGCACATAATTAACGGCCCGCAGTGTACCCGCGTTACCTTTAACTATTATCTGTTCTGGCTCCCTTACCTGTGAGCCGTACTCCACATGTATTGCCACAATGAAACCCTGTAGTTTTTAAACGACATACCAAACGTAACCGTTAGGCTTGCCCGTTGCGCTGGTAGGTGTTGTTGCAGTCACCTCCCACATGTCGTTATCTAATTCAGACAGGTTTGCGCTAGTGGCTACGTTCACCACGGAGTTATCACCTTTTTTGGCAAACACCTTCCCATCAGCCGTATTAATAGCTAATTCGCCAAGCGCCAAATCAGACGCATCGGGGGTATTGCCGCTAGATGTGTTCCGCTTTAACTTGATAGTTGTAGACATTTAAGCCTCCGTTAGAACGTACCACCATCAAGGGTCGTTACCCACGTTGGGGTTCCGTTGTTGCTTTGCAGTATTGCGCTATTAGCACCGGCTGCTGTTACGCCTACTGCACCGGTGCCGTTGCCGTACAAAATGCCGTTGCTTGTAAGCGTAGTTTTGCCAGTGCCGCCATATGCTGCACCAACTGCCGTAGCCTGCCATGTGCCTGTAGCAATAGTGCCAAGGGTGGTAATACTGCTTTGGCCAGCGTAGGTAGTTGCAATACTAATAGCATCTGCTGCAACCGTTATTTGGTCGGCAGTGCCAACGGCTTGGATAGTGTTTCCGCTTTTAGTAAGGCCGCCACCTGCCGTTATCTGGCCTGCACCACTAAACTGGGTGAAAACCAAGTTGTTAGAGCCAAGCGTGTGGCCTGTAGTGGTAAGAACAAAACCGTTTCCTGCGTTAACCGTACCGGCTTCAACAAATGCAAAGCTACCAGTGCTTGCATCAACCGTAGTGCCAAAGTCATCGGCGCGCGCCCAACCACCGGCTGCACAAACGTAAATGCCATTGGTTGCTGCATCTGTCTGGTCTTTTACCAGTACGCGATCACCGGCTGATACAGCTTGCCCGTCAATAGTTTGTGTGCCGCTTAGGGTAATGTTTGCGGTGGTTGCTACCTTCACGCTTTCCTTAATATCCAGCGCCTGCTTCACGCCATCTACATAACCCTTATTTGCAGCATCACCGTCATTAACGGGGGTGCCAAGGCCGCTTAATTTTTGGCCACCCATGGCCACAGCGCCTGTAGGCGTTGCCAACTGGTCTAGCCTGTTGGTGCGAACCTGTGTATCAAAATCATCAATGTTAGATGCAAGATGGTTGTGGCTATCATCGGCCACTGTGACTGTTATGCTTACGTTGCTGCTGCCATCCACACCGGTAACAGTGCCCGTGGCATCGCCTGTTAGGTCTATGTTAAACCCGCTGCTAAGGGCATCTGCTGTAGCTGCATTGCCACTTACGCTACCTGTAATAGTGCTAGAAAATGTCTTTGCACCGCTTATGGTTTGCGTGCTTGTTTTGTCAACAAAGGTGCCCGTTCCACCAATAGGCTCAACAGTTGTTGCTGTGCCGCCTGCGCCACCGGTGCCCTTGCCGTAGTAAAGGGTATTGTCTACTTCGTTAAATGCTAGTTCTGCGTTTTGGAGGCTGGTGGGTGCACCCGCACTGCCTGTCGCGCGCCGCTTAATACGTATGGTGTTCGCCATCAGAAATTACCTCCATCGGTAAGATTTGTTTGGGGTGTGTTTACAAAGGCAGACCCGTCATACGTGATTGTGTCGCCTGCCTGTAGGTTGCTCATAGTTACGTCTGTAGCATCGCCAAGGGTGCCAGTAATTCCCCTCGGCCCCTGCGTGCCAACAGTTACAACTTTGATCCCAGTGCTAATAATTTTTACGGTGTTGTCACTCATTAAACTGTCACCTCTGGGTCAACTAAAAAACGCCCCTCCAGTATCCGCTCAACCGTTGGCGGGTTGTCTGCGGTGTAAATCTCTAAATCGTAGTGGTAATTACCTGCTACAAATGTTGTTGTAGTAGTGCTATCAATTAACAAAGTAATCTCGCCAGCAGTAGCGTTTGTTATGGTAGCCCTGCCATTGGTTTCATTAAGTTGCACAACCAAATCAGCCTCGCCACTGCGGGCATAACGCACCTGCATCCTTGCCTTGTGATCGGTTAGGTTGATTGCAGTGTTTGTGCTATCTGCATAGGTAATCGTTTGCTTAAACGTACTGCCCTGCTCACACTCAAAATCGTGGCTGCCTGCTGCCATTACGTCCTCCGCAATTTAACTGAATGGCTGTAACGCACATCGCCATACGGGCTTATCATGTGGACAACACTGCGCGGTAATACAGGGGGTGTGTCCGTCTTATCTATGTCAACCTTTAAGTCGCCAACTTCCATGCTGCTGTAGCCACGGGTTTCGGGTTCTTCGGTGCGGTCTTTTACTGATAAGTGTCTGGCCAGTTCGCTAGTTGCGTCTTTAAGCCATTCTGGTATTTCAAGCTGATTGACGTTATTTCCATCCAAATCATTAGCGCCGCTACGGGGCCAACGCAAACGCTGCCTATCGCCTTGTGCAACGCTTGTATCCGTGTTTTTAACCGGTGTTCCATGCCAATCCACCTCACTATCCAGCAGGCGCGTGGCCATTAAAATATTGCGCTTGCGCTCCTCGCTACCAACTACTAGCCAAGCTTCGCTATGTGGGTGCAAGGAATTGTAGCTATTACATTCATCTAGGCTCACGTAGCTGTTGGCGTTGTGTAGCCCTGCACCTGTTTCAACCACCAATGTAATAGTCATGCCTTAAGCCCTAATCTTTTTTAACTCGTTGCCGCCGTTTTGCGGGCGTTTGGGGCGCTATTGGCGCTGGCTCTACAGCCGCCGTTTCAACGCTTTTAACGGGCTTTGGTTCAGCCGCTTGTGCTGGTACATCTTTTGCCTTGGGCGCGCTTACAGTGGCACCTACTGGCTTAAAACCACGCTCTAGCCAAGCTGGAGCATCGTCTTTGTTAATAGTTATGATCCGCTTACCGTCTTGCGTAACACGGGTCGTATCAGGGTCTTTACTTACAAAAGTGCTATCGCTCATACATTCCTCCAAGATAAAAAAAGGGGCGGCCAAACCACGGCCTAGCCACCCCGTCTTCTTACAGCAAGTTAGCCCGCAATACGTGTGGCCAACTCTGGACGGATGAGGCCAACGCCCCAAAGTGCATCCAGTTCGTAAACGACTTGCTTGTACTGGCGTGAAACTTCCAAACGCATGGAAAGTCCAGTTACAGGGTCAGTCATTGAAACGATCTGTGAGCCGTAGCCATCAGATGCAGTAGCACCTGCCAACGGACGCATAGCTAGAGCAAATGCATCGCGGTGGAACGCTAGGTTTACTTTGTGATCGTCTTTTACAGACAGAGCGGCATCGTTAGCGGCAGCTTTCTTAAGAGCCGGTGCGATGGTTAGCGTCTGAGCAGTTCCAGCAAGAGCAGTTGCAGCTTTTACAGCATAAGTCTGGCTATCACCTGCGATGGTGAAAATGTCACCCTCTACAAATGCACCAGTAATGCCGTTAACGGTAACTGAAGTAGAACCTGCGGCTGGAGTACCATCAATTAATGGGGTACCTGCGCCACCAGCAGTGTGAGTAGCGATTGCGTCATCAGTGTAGATGTCGAAACCGAACTTACGGCCTAACTCACCTTCGATTTTTGGCCCAGTGCCGCCAACTTCGTTGACACGCTGGAAATCAGGTAGGGCTAGTGCTGCTGCTTCTGCATCAAAGTCCAATACCATGCGGCGGTTTTCGCGTGGGCATAGCTGCTTGTTCAAAACCTTACGTGCATCAGTAGCGGCTGCCACTGCTGAACCGAAAGGGGTTGTACCGGCAGTACCTACGAAACCGTAAACGCCTGTGTAAGCATTTTGTACTGATACGTTAATGCTGTTGGCCAAAGCACGTACTGCCTCAGACATTTGCATTGGAACGAAATGCTCGTTGCGGTCAACTTCCAGTACATCCTTATCGTTAAGGTGGAAGCCAACTTTTTTCCAGTTGTTAAGCTGGATTTGCACTTTTGAAGGTGCTGAATCCGCTGGGGCTGGGGGAGTGTTGGATGGTGTTACATCCGAAACTGATAAGCCACTGGGAATTGGAACATCGATTGTGTCGCCCTTTTGCGCTGCCTCACGGGAATAATCACCGTTAACGAGACGAGGCATAATCGCTTGCTCACGTAGTGCCAACAGGCCGCGTGCAAGGATTTTGGGCAGAATTGCTGAATTGTTATTAGCCATTTTGCTTTCCTCAAATTAAAAATTAGTTAGTGAATATTCCTGCTACGCCGTAGTAGGGGCGAATGCTCCGCATTCAATTTGTTACAGAGACTTTCCCCGAAGCTATGCTTTCAAGGTTGTCGCTTAATGCGTCAGTGTCGTAAACACTTACGCGGCGAGACGCGGAACCACGCCCACCTAATGCACCACTTCCCTCACTTGCCTTAAACAAATGGGGTGCCTCATCTGACAATCCCTCGTACCACTCGTCTATGCTGATTGGCGTACTGCCATTCTTGCCATAAACGGGTTGGTCGCCTCTTACAGCCACTAGGCTGTCATCTTCGGCTTTGTGCCAAACTGCGCGTGCGCGGTTTAGTACATCGGGGATGGCCTCACTTCTGACTCCGGCCTTAGCTGCTGCATCTGCTAACGTACGCTCTACAATGAGCGTGTCGTAATTTGCCCGATACTTGTCTGCTGCTTGCGTTGTTTCTTCTAGCTTGCTTTGCAGTTGGTTCATGTTCTGTTCAAACTGCGACTGCATGCGTTCAACGCGGGTATTTACAAGTTCGTCTACCTTGCCTGCATCAATCAGTTCTTGGTCTGCGACCTTTTGCTGTTGTGCCTTCAAAGCTTTGTATTCATCAACATCCACAGCGCCCATTTGCTTTTCTAAACCGGCTAACTGCTTCTGTAGGTTGATATTGTTTTGCCTAAACTCAGACACAACGTTTTTATCAACCATCCCATCAACGGCTAATACATACTCGCCGTCTTGCTCAGTGTAGTAATCTTCAAGCCCCGCTGGGATTTGATCATCTGAGGTGTACTTTGCTTTTAACGCCATTTGGAAATCCTCCGGTATTCCGTGGCCACCATGCACCGCATGACAGCAAGGCCGTTAATGGGCCTATGGCACTATTTTTATGCTATTAACGCATAACGTCAACCAATTTAAGCCAGTTTATAATCCCTGCGACTAAGATAATTGCCAGACAGTGCCAATGGCACTATAATAGGGTAGGGTGCAGGGATAAATGCCCCCAAACCAACGTACCGAATGGAGTAGTAACCAATGTGGATTTTTATGAGCGACAGTGCACTAAGCATTGTTAAATTTGAAAGCAAAAATAATGACGCGCTTGGCGATGTGCTGCTTGTACGCAGCCGTGCAAAGGGTGATGTTGAAAAGTTTTTACGGTTGGGTATTAGTGACCGTGCTTTGGGGTACCAGAAAACACTTGCTGTTGATGATATGCCCCAAGCCGACTACCGCTACCGAACCACAGCCCCACGCTGGCTGGTTAGCGAATGCATGGCGCAGTACATTGCTGCGCTGGATTACCCTAACTTTAAAAATAGCGTTGATGATGACGTTAGGCACACGGCTTATACCGATGTATGGCAGGCCATGTACCGGCAGTACGGTGGCTACAACCAAGCAGGCGCTATGCGTACCCCCCAAAGCATGTACCAGTTTGGGATTACCAACCCAGATGACTTCCAAGATGAAGATGGGGAATGGCTCGTATAAATGGGCTTTGAGATATTTCACCGCTATTACAGCGATGCGCTAGATAGCTGTGAACTATTCGCCAGTTATGGTGCGTTGTGCACAAACCCCCAA